CATATCTGTCAGACCTGTGGCCTCATCGGTGTTGCTCGACACAACGGAAAGGCCCATGCATGTACCGGCTGCAAGAACACGACCGCGTTCAGTCAGGTGCGTATTCCGTATGCCTACAAGCTGTTCCTACAGGAGCTGGAATCCATGTGCATTTCCAGTCGCATCATGCCCGAGACGCGTATGCGGGCGATTGCGGACGCGGCGGGTCGTGCGTAGGAAGTTCCTATAAATTTAAACCACCATGATAAATGGCTTCAAAGGAACGGCATCTTCAACGCTGGTCCCGCTTAACAGCGCAACCTATTTTTGAGGAATTAACGTGTTTTATTTGTTCTCACAAAGATACTATTAGAAGTTTTAAACAATATATTAGCAATGATGTATTTCATGCAGGTACTCTTGTACGTTATGAATGTCCCAACTGCACTGTTATTTTTGGAGATTTACGGTTTTTAATGCTTTCACAAGAAGAGATAAATAGAGACTATGAAGATGTTTATTCCTATTATGGAGAGGGAGATACTATGCCATACATATTACCTGCTCTATATTCTCTAGATTTTTTTAAGGATAAGAGTCTAAGTATTTTGGATTTTGCATGTGGAAAATGGAATCGTGTTATTCCGCACCTCCGCTCACAGGGGCACAATATTATTGGTTATGATAAGTATGTTGGTGGTAATGACTACATTTCAAACACTTTACCTGTAGAACAGTTTGATATGGTATATTCTTGCAATTTTATTGAGCATATGATTACTCCAATGCAAACAATAACAGAGATGCTAACATTAGTTAAGAAGAATGGATATTTAATATTTATATCAGACGGATTTGACTATAATATCCCTCACACCCATTATCATACATTCTTTTTCAATCAGAAATCTCTCAATTATATTGCTACAGCATTATCGTTAGAATTGACGCATTACATTGCATTTAAGGAGAATAAAATGGCAGTATTTCGGAAACTCTAGATACGATTGTGACGACGGGTCATGCGTAGGGGGTTCTACAGACAGTCATTAAAGAATCGTTCTCCATGGTTGACCTCTTTCACGAGAAAAGTGGAGAGTAAAGTTGACACTGTAATACCAAGCCCCCTTCATCTGTACGATGCCTCTCCGTCATGACTATTGCAAAGGTCTCCGTAAGACCTATGCCGCTGTCATCCGTGTGATTTCCAATAATACACCACTATCTCACATTCTAACAGCGATTCCAGCTGCTTATCTAATCGGATTTACCATCTTATACTATTCACAGCCCTCCACGGGGTATCGCTCCTCCGTTGACCCGTTCTTCGGCGGAACAGTCAGTCTGTGTGTTGCCCTGACCCTTCTCTGGCTCTGGGCAGCACTCTGTATCTGGAAAATCGCTCCAAACGCGCTCTCTGTGTCAATCTATATCAACCGCGCGATTGGAAACTGGACAACAATCAGTTTCATCTTGCTCTTATTCTATGGAATCTCAGTTCTTCCTGGCCAGTATACATCCTATCTATTTGTTACACTGTCGCCCTTGATTCTGACACTCCATCTGACTGCCGACATTCAACGTGCCGTCCGTGAGCGGCTGTATGTTGCACTAGAGCCGCCTTCGCCACCTCCAGATGAATCCACCGGTATGCCAAAAATCGTCATCCACGAATAGAACCCCAACACGTATGAACCCTCTGGCCATCATTGTAGAAGCCCTGGGCACTTTTGTGTTCATCTCTGTTATTGTCGCCACCGGCAACCCGTGGGCAATTGGCGCCACTCTGGCAGTTTTGGCCTTCCTGGTCGGTGGTATCAGCGGCGGCCACTTCAATCCCGCGGTGACCCTGGCCACTCTCTGGAACCGCGGTATCGCCACGGACAATGCGGTCGCCTACATTGTTGCCCAGATAGCCGCGGGTGTCGCCGCTGTTACCGTGTACAACCGCATGAAACGGCAGGGTGTTCTCTAAGCTCTACGCCTTCCGAACCATAACGCTCCGCCGATGACCGCTAACCCCGCGATGACTGCTATAGCGGTCATGTCATCCCCTTCCATTTTGTCCCCACAAAAACCCTCAACCGAGCTAGGCAAAACAGCCGGCTGCACCACCGTACAGAGTTCAAAGCGTCCAGTACCGGCAGCGGAGGTATCCGCCGGTGGACCTGTAGGACATCCAGCTGGAGGTCGCGACATATAAGTCCCATCCGCGTTATAACACTTCGGCTGGGCAGCGAATTCCCCCTTTGTTACCTGAATTGCCGTATCATCAGCATCGTAGGCCTGAACCCACCGACGCTGACGTGGCAGACCATTTACCCACTCTACGTCGCCCATAATAACAGGTGCTCCCGTCGCCGCATCCTTCAGCCGACCCTGAACATCTCCTACGGGACATGTAACCTGCTGACATACCGGATAACCGGTACCCGAAACTGCTGCAAACAGAGGACGCGGGTCCAGTGCATCACGGGCGTTTTCCAGGATGCCCGGTCCCAGACCCTTGAGACCTGGAAGCCCCGCAGAGGCAAGGCCCTGCGCAACACGTTCGCCCAGCAGATTCCCCTTGGTCACCCCGTCATAGTATTCCGACATCGTAGCACCATTCGAGCAACGCATACCGGTGTTCAAGAAGTAGCGAATACCCAGTGGCTCCGGATTGTTTTTGTCGAAGAACGTGGGACCACCGAAAGCAATTATATCGGTGTATGTATTTATGGCAGAAACATTATCAAAAATTGCGTCAAACGTTGGCTCTTTCCGCACACCAATCTCACCCGGAAGGGGAATTGAATTGTCAAACGCATAATTGGGTCCAAAGAACCCATAGTCATCTTGTTGGCCAGATGACATTCCCTATTTCCCCCAAACATAAAACTTGACCCACTGCCCACACCCACATGCCACCCAGCAGGATGTCTCATTCTGCTGCCAGCCATGATGATGGCAGCCTTGACCGCTATTTCACCACCGCATTTGACGACGATACACCAACAGATACACCCGCACCCGAAACCAGCTACATCTGCTCAACCTGCGACACCGCCGATGCCATTAAATCTATCGGTGCAGAAGTGGTCTGCACGGGATGTGGGTCGCTGATTGACATTCCCCTGGACATGGGGGCCGAATACCGCTTCTTTAGTGCCGATTCCGCAACATCGGGAGACCCCAGTCGCTGCTCTTTCCCAGTGGACCCCTTGATGCCAGAATCCTCTCTCTCCACAATGATTGTGAGCCGCGGCCGTGTCTCCGTTCTGGGGCGACGTGTGCGTCGCTATCACATGTGGAATCTAATGCCCTACCGAGAGCGTAATCTCTGGACGGTGTTTGATTCTCTCCAGGTGCGCGCCACGAACGCTGGCATCTCAAATGCCGTCATCGACGAGGCCAAGGAGCTGTATGCCCAACTGGCCGCTACAATTGTCTGCCGTGGACAGGCCCAGCGCGACGCGATTCTAGCCGCCTGTCTCTGGGAGGCCCTCAAGCGTCATGAAGCTCCGCGCATGCCCCGTGATATCGCCGACATCTTCAGCATTCCGATTCAGGCCGTCACGCGAGGAATCCGTCAATTCCAACATACGCTGGCGATTCGTACAGCAGCCGGCTCAACGGATACATACACCAGCGTAGGTGGCGCAGCCGCTTCTGCTGCGACTCCTCCTGCAGTCCCCGTCATCCCTGAAACCACTGCCGCTATGGTAGCGCGTGCCCGTCAGCGTCAGGCCGATGTTCGTGCCACTGTCAGTCGTACCACATCCTATGAAGACTTCATCGGCCCCTTCCTGACCAATCTCTCTGCACCCCGGGAACATGCAGGTGCACTGGAGTCCATGGTTCGTCGTATCTGTTGCCGCATCGATGAACTGGGCATTGTACCGGAAAACACCCCACCGTCCCTGACTGGCTCTGTCATTGCATTCTGTTGCAATGAAATGGGAATTCGCATTGACCATGCCGACCTAGCAAAAGTCTGTGGCATCAGCGCTGTTACCATTGTAAAGTGCCTCAAGCGTCTCCAGCCATGGCGGGAGCGGATTCTGGCCGACGCGTAATTTCGCAGAACCAAGTAATGGGCGCCGGCGCAAGTACAGCAGCGGGGTTGGAGAACCCCTTTCCAATTAACCCCGCGATGGAGAAGGACCTTATCCGTCTCTCTTTTGTTGTATCCCGTCTCCTGAATTCGCCCGATATCTATGACCTCAACAACCTGGCCCGCCCCGGTGCCTGTGGCGACTATGCCGTCTTCCTCAAAGACAAGCTGGAGAAGCGACTCCTTCCCTTCATTGCCGATATCTGCGGTGGACAGACATCTGTCGTCTACCAGAATCCTCTCCGCTCTTTTGACACAGTGGAGAAGCGCAAGCAGGTGTGTCAGAATTTGACGGATACCATGATTAAGCTAGTGAGCATTGTGGTGGCCTGCTTGGCGTCTATCCAGTTTGAGAGCCCCCGCTCCCGTGAAGCGGCGGGAGTCTCCGCAGCCGCACCAACCCAACAGCGTGGCGGTGCCAATGGAGGAGAGGATATCATCCGCTGGCTGCAACAGAATCGCTACATTCCTGCAACTGGAGTACCCAGCCGCTCAGCGACCTACATAACGGTTGACCTCCAGGACCCCGCAGTAGAAGGAGGTGCGGCCCCCGGTCAGCCCAAGTTCTCTCTTCAGATTCGTCAAAACCAGGAGAGCGACGGATCCGTGGTCGGATATCTGACAGTTGTTGGAGTCGGATACCCGCAGGGCTATCTGAAGGTTAACTTTCTGAATCCCGCGTCGATTCCTACTATTGGAACGTCCCCTATCTCTCTGCTGCCCCTCCAGGTAGTTGACAACACGGGCCTGTCATGGATGTGTGGTGTGCTGTATCAGTATACATTTATCTCTCTGTCGCCTTCCAAGCAGCAGGATTACCCGTTTGACCTTCTGGCCAGTATCTTCCGCAAATCCGCAACGGATGCGGTACCCTATGCGGAAAACAAGGTGGAGACCCGTGCCGCACTCCAGGCAGCGGATACTGTCTTCAATCAGGCACGCCTGAGTCGCACGGCAACTCCGATTCTGGAGGTAATTGGTCCTCTGCTGCCGGGATATCGGCCGACAGCGCCTGGTTATGGCTATCCGCCACCAACAGGCTATGGGTACCCTCCTGCTCCGCCCACCACACCTGGAGGAACTCTGTCTCTCCTTCCGCGCCGACCGACATCTGCGTTGGCAGCCCTGTCCACCTATGGTGCAGCAGCACGCCCCGGTGAGCTGGTCGCCGGAGAGTATGTCATACCGCCTCCGGCCGCAAAAACAATTCTCACGACATTCCGTCGCCATGCGGGTGAAATCGGTGCTGCTAACAATCCGGCCCAGATTCGTGCCACTCTGTTAGCCGGCCAAGTTCTCCGCGACCGCACGATTCAGACACGCATCTGCCAGGACCCGTATTGGAATGCGGCGACACTGGCAACGGTGTATCCCTGGGCGGCTCTCCAGTTTCTGTGTATCGAGAACATTCGTGCACTGGGCGCCACTACTACTCCCGCTGCACCTCTCCAGCCAGTGGTTCCACAGCCTGTTGCCGGCTCTGCTGCGGGCCTCATTCCGACTGCGCAGGTGCAGCCACCCGCGGCCACACCGACAATCACCCGCCCCAAGCTGAGTGCTGAATGGCTAGAGTTTGTGAGTGGCCTTCGTGCGGTCTACAGTGGAGCAGAAGGTCTTCCGAAGCTAACACCGGCTGCAGCCACACAGTCATTGGAGGACCTCCGTTTCCTGGATGTTGCAAAGGCCCGTGGCTGTGGAACACCTGGTCGCTCTCCCCGTGCGCGATTCCAGGAGATTCAGAATGGTGTCCTACGCCTCCAGGGTCTGTATGAAGAGCACGCGAAGGCTGTCTGGAAACTGTTGAATTCGCTAGTTTTTGTGCTGGAGGACCCCGACCGGAAATCCGAAATTGTCCGCCTGAATCCGCAGATTTTCAGCAGCGGTATGAGTACATCAGCATTCATTGAGGGGAAGGCGGTTGAAGCCCGCAATCTGCTCAAGGATTTCTATCTGACGGTAGAAAAAACGTATACAGAGACAATTCTACGGATGCGTGTTCTGGAGTAATACACTAGACAATCTCTGCTGTCAGCCATCTTGTTTGGACAGGTCGCCCTACACCGACCCGTCCAATCACGACCCATTCGCCCGTCCAGGTCCAGTTTCCCAACGGTGCAGAGGACCCGCGATACCAAAGTTCCCTCCATCCACCTACTTCTGCAACACGGGACCAATCCACTTCATCCTTCCCACTGTAGGCTAACACATATCCCCATCCATCACACAAGCCCGAATCGGCAATAACAACAATCCAGTCTGCGGATGGGTCCCGCACCACAACGGGACGTCCTCCGCCGACAATCTCCCCCGAAGGTGGAACCCACGCATCTGTTACGGGACAGAAACCACACTTTTCCTGCTCTGCAGCCCGTCGCCATCTCCATCCACGCTCTACAGCCACTGCAGCCCCCAGCCATCCGCGCCACCAGGCCCCTACAAGTGCCGGAACCCCAGCCAGCTCCCACTGAAATACTAGGGTTGCTCCTTGCTGGTCGCCAGGAAGAAACCACAGATGCCACATAACACAGCGTAGCAGCAGCTCACCCAGACGCCGACCCCGTGGCCTGGCAACAAATGATTCCAGTCGCCAAACCCGACCACTGGCAGGTCGCAACAGGCATGTTGCTGCACCTTCGGGCCCTTCTAGCCATGCAATGAGTGTTCCAGGCTCCCGAGTCCGCTCTCGTGCTGCAGCAACCGACAGCCCGGACCCCACGAATGTTAGCCAGTCTGCTGTTAGGCACTCTCCTGCGGGCAAAAGGCGGAATGAAGTCCCATCTGACAGAGCTGGTCGTGGTGGTGGAATTCGGGTTCCTTCTGCGGAGGATGCCAAGGCAAGCCATGGCTCTGACCAGAGCATGACAGCAGTCCCTTGCGCTGGCCGTATAAAGTTGATACCTTCACAAAACCGCACACCCGACAAAGTACCCAAGATGAATACTACACCTATTCCTCCTACGCCTCCTTCTACGCCTGTCCTTGCAGCTGTCAAGCCAGCCCCCTCCAATCGATGCCCCTGTTGCCGAAAGAAGCTGGCGCTGACCGATATGGCCTGTCGCTGTGGAGCCCGCCATTGTCAGAGTCATCGCCTCCCCGAATCCCATACCTGTTCTCATGATTTCAAGACACAGGGACTCGCCCTCCTAGCAACGCAGCTGGAGAAGTGTGTTGGTAGCAAGGTGGAGAAATTCTAATGTAAATCTCCCACCCTCTTTTTTGGTTGCCGCCGTGTATATTTTCCACCACGTGCACTATAATTCATGGTCATGTATTCTATTTTTCCCAATGAAGAATTTGGAACTGGGATTTTAAATTCATACGAATGAAAACGAAGTTTTCCAACCCTTTCAACAAAACGAGTTATCCAAGGCCCCATATAAGAACACAATACCTCAATCCCTGTCTCCTCTAGCAGGGCAACAAAATAGGACTGCCATGTGTCGTGCGAAGTAAATAACGATTTCATTGTCTCAATCGGTAGCGGGTGTGCGCTTGTTATATACGAATCAAACTCTTCCCATGTCATTATCGGCTTAAATGCGTTGAATCTGCTAGATGCTTCCGTAAATCGGATGATATCGGCATCCTCAACAAATGTAGCATCCATATTCGCCATATACCATGTTTTTCCATACAATACATAATAGAAGGGTGCAAGGTCAATTGTTTGTGATTCGGTACAATTCCTGTAGCTAAAATCAGTAAATTGTAATGCCTTAACAAAAGGATAGTTGTTGTGAAGATAAGATATTAAAAGACGCATTATTGTTTTAATATCTTTGCCACGCTCAAATCTCCTAGATAAACTACAACCTTCATTAAACTCTATTTTTGAAAGATTTGCGGAAGGTTCGTCGGGGAAAATCTGACACTCCAAACACCAGAAATGCGCACCACCTATATACAGCAGCGTACTTGTTGGTGAAGTCCGGATTGTTAATAAATATTTAGTATGATTTGTAGTAAGTTCTTGACGCGTGTCAGTCTGTGTCTGTTTCCTAGGTGGATATATGGACATTACTACTTGAATAAAAGAATATGAATTCTACTTCTGAAACATAAACAGGTATTGGTATTCGTAGCCAATCGGCGTCATGTCCGCATGATGAAGCAGCTTGAACCCCACATCTGTTATCTCCTTCACCATGACATCGATGTTCGGCATCCAAATCCGCTGCTCATGACGCCGCACGCGCCCATCCTTAAAGCGGAACTCCTCTTCCCACATCGCCCGTGAGCCATGGAGCTGAAAATCACCCGTGTAATCGAACTCTTCGAATGCCACTTCTGATTTTGTTATACGGTCATCCGCGTACTTCTGGATAGAGAAGCCCACGAATGGCGATGCCGCCTCCAATACCGGGTCGAACTTGAGCTTGTTCACGATGTGGCAAACAAAGATGCCGCCTGGTGATAGCCAAAGATAGATATTCTTCAACATAGCCGTTCGGTCCGGAACCATGTAGATAGTGAAATAGTACATAGTCGCTAGGTCAATAGAATCAGCCGGCATCATGGTAGCCACCGTAGCATCACCTTCTACGAAGGTGCGCTCTGGATAACGCCGGCGCGCCTCTGCAATCATTGCAGCCGATTTGTCATAGCCGGCCACGGACCCCACTCCTTCACGATGGAACAGCTCTACATGATTACCCGTTCCACATCCCAGGTCCGCAATCCGCAGAGTGGCACGCGAACGGGAACCACCGGCTTCAGATTCCATGAATTCAAGTGGAACCTTTGCCTCCATACCCGCCCGTGCCGCCGGTTGGACCAGGATGTCATAGGCCCGGCAATAGAAAGGGTCATAACAATCGCCATCTACGTGAGCTTCGATACCGGGCGGCCCTTTCAGCTTGGCTGGAAGGTCCTGCTGACCACCTCCTGTGAAGCCTTCTGTTATGGGCTCCAGTCCCGTCATATCCATCTTCTTCCTCCGCTTGTAAGAGCGTGCAATCTCCCAAAGATACAGCAGACATAGTACGGACACTAACACGGAGAGTGCCAGTGGCCACAGCGCTGATACGCGGTCCACCAAACCGTCCATTCCCTATCGCTGCCGCGCAAAATCTCCATCTTTTGGAAACCCAGATAACACCAGATAGGACATGGCAACGGCGGCTGCTGCTGCCCCTGCTTCAACAAAATCCATGACACTCTGTGGTTATGAATTGGTCGATGTTCGCCGTTCTTTCCGGGATGCAGTCGACCGTGGGGACCGTCGTGCTGCCTATCGCTGGACTGCCGAATTGGTTGCGACCCCCGGCGCAGTGGGCTCTCTCTGGGCATCCTATTGGCTCGCATGGGCTGCCGTGGCAGGTGGCCCGAGCCCTACGATACCGATTCTTCTGCGCCAGGGATGGGACGGGATTGTTGCGGCCGCCCACAAACACAGCGGTCTCTGGCGCGAGTTTCGGAATGACCCGGATGTGCGAGCCCAGGCGGCCGATACCACCACACGTCTTCTGGACCTTCCTCATCAGACGCCGATTGTTTGGCCTTCCAAGGAAATTATGTTGTATGATGTTGCCACTTTGCGCGACACAGTTGCCCCTGTCCAGGCGGACGGTCCTACAGTCATGTCTGTCTGGAAACGTGGAGACGATTCCATGGAGCTCCGCCAGATGGCCGGCCACTTCATCGCAGCTCTTGAGCGTGGTGAGCTCCGCATGGCATTGTCTGCCATCTCATGGTCTCTTTTGCCGGCACACATAGCATCCGGAGAAGTCAAAGTAGCATCCCGTGGTCCACCTACTCTAACTGCCAAGCAACAGGCATCCCCCATCTGGTTTTGGCTAGAGCTGGGACGCGTCCTCCTCAATAATCGTGTTGCAAATACAGGACTCCATCGTGGTTGGCCCACGGCACACCGGGCGATTCATGAAGCCTTCCGCACTCATTGGCGACGCTGGACAGCAGCAGACCGTATGCGCATACTGTTAGCGTGGGTACTTCAGCTTCGTGCTGCACTCCAGCGCGAGCCGCATCCGGAGAGTTTGTGGATTGCGAATCCTTTCACTCTGACACTGGCGGAGATAGACCGACCGTATCAGGAGATAGCTGCAGAGCTGGCGCATCCGGATGCTGTGCTCTTCAAGAATGACAAGAACCCGGTTGCCCCCGTAGTGGATAGCAAGAAGGCGGCTGCTGAAAAGGCCGAAGCCAAGATGGCCGAAGCGGATGCGAAGATTATGGCGATGTTAGGCTTGGGCGGTGGTGGTGATGGGGATGACTGACAAAACTTGATACCCTATCGCCACACAAGCGTGCCCCCGACTTAGGACTGACTCTCTTAACAAAGGCAAGACAATCAGGACCATGTCTGCTGCTACCCCGTCCGTTAAGGACCTTGTTGCCCGCCTGACAGCGGCTTCTCATGCCTATCATAATGGCCTAACACTCCTTATGACAGACGCTGAATACGATGCTGCGATTGAGCAGCTGACCGCCGCTGCACCGGACCATCCCTTTCTTCAACAGGTGGGTGCTCCCATTGCGCTAGGCGATGAAGTGGCTCTGCCGATTGCGCTGCCTTCCCTTAACAAAATCAAGGCCGAAGATGACATGCTGGGCAAGTGGCTAACCCGTAATCCGGCTACCCACTATCATCTATCGGCGAAGCTGGACGGTGTATCGGCTCTGTGGCTACCTGCCAGTCGCAAGCTCTACACCCGTGGTGACGGTATGCGGGGGCGGGATATTTCTGCCTTCGTGCCGTATTTCAAAGGGTTTCCTGCCACCGAATCGGCTGTCACAGCCGTCCGCGGAGAGCTCATCATGCGCACGGATTCACCCGCTATTTCCGCCGGCAAGCTTGCCCGCAACATTGTGGCGGGTGCCGTCAATCGCAAGGAGCCTGACACAATGCTGTTCGCCGAAATCCGCTTCGTGGCCTATGCGGTTGAAGAGCCCTCCACCCTCCAGCCCGTGGCCGCGTTTCTCCAACTTCATCGCGCTGGCTATGAAATCGCCACACAACATGTTTTCTCCGCAGCGGAGATGACTCCTGCACGTTTATCGGCATATTTCACGGCATGGTCCACTTCCTGCCCCTACCAGATTGATGGTATCGTGGTTGCTCCGAATCAGGTCCGCACCGTGCCTCCTGAGCGAGTTCGAAAGGGTGCCGCTCTGAATCCTGCAGACCGTGCTGCCTGGAAGACGCGCCAGGTGGCTGCTACCGCCATAACAACAGTTCGTGCCGTTGAGTGGAATGTCAGCACCTCCGGCTATCTGATTCCGCGTGTCCTCTTTGACCCCGTCTCTCTCTCCGGTGCCAATATCAGTGCTGCTACGGGTCTTCATGGTCGCTGGATTACGGATAATGCAGTCGGCCCCGGTGCCCGCATTGAAGTCCGTCGAGCAGGCGATGTCATTCCCCAGATTATTGCTGTCCAGACTCCATCACCCACGGGTCCGGCCATGCCGCCAGCTGGAACATGGGACTTCGTGAGCGATGTTCACATCCGCGCAACGGATACAGAAACACCTGAATCAGCCTGTGTCCGCCTGACACATGCTCTGAATGCATTGGGTGTGGAGAATGTGGGCCCCGGTCAAGTTGCACGTCTCTATGCAGCGGGATTCAAGACACTGCGCGACATCTACGCTGCCAAAGTCGCCACACTGGCCGCACGCGTAGAGGGTGTCAAGGCAAAGGGTGCCGAACGCATCTATGAGGGGCTACGGGCAAAACAATCAAGCTGGACAGAGCTATCGCTACTGCTTGCTAGCTCTACATTGCCCCGTGGTATCGCTGAGCGGAAACTGACACCCCTCCTCCAGCTCCATCCGAATCCGGCTGCGTGGTCTGCTGCTAACTTCAAGGCGGCTGCACCCGCCGGTCTCAGCCCCGCAACGATTGATGAGATTGTTGCCTCTATTCCGGCTTATCTAACATGGCGGTATGAGAACTTTGGAGACTTGGTTGTTCCCGCACTGGCACCCGCCGTAGGTGGAGCGGGGACGGTCTCTACAACATCTACCGCACCTCCTGCCACCGTTGTCCTGACCGGTTTCCGCGACAAGGTACTGGAGGCCGCCCTGGTCGCCCGAGGCCACACCGTTGTGGATGCTGTCTCCAAGAAGACTACACATGTTGTTTATCCGGATGGTCCAGAGCCAGCCTCCACCAAAATCACGAAGGCCCGTGAGATTGGAACCGCGCAGGTTCTATCCGTCGCAGAGATTCGCGCAGCTCTTCTTTCTTAGTCTGGAGATAGAGGACCCCCGCAGATGGATGCGCAGAAAATTCATTTGGCCATCGGGATTGTTGCCCTTGTCATGGGCCTGACGATTTTTGGTATCTTGATTGCACTCTGGTATAATACGTATGTTGCCCGTCCAGCTCCCTTTACAGGACGTGATTATACTGCCACACCCCGTACTGGTTCTTTGGATGATTATCTCCAGAGCAAGGGCACGACTGCTAGCTCCGTAAAGATGCGGAACCTGACAGTTGCAACGGCGACTCTGGGCGGCATTCAGCAGGAAACAACTGGATGGCCGAATCCCTATGTTGGCAGTGTTTCCACAGATGCAGTTAATCTCCAGGTGCGCGCAGGTGCACGGGCGATTGTCTTTGATATCTGGCCCGACCCGGCAGACCCGGCAACTCCCGTAGTGGCCGCCATGCAGGATGACAGTGCCGTGGGTGGTATTCCCGCCTGGTGGTTGGCAAACGGCGGCCTGAATCGCGGGACGGGTCGCTACAGCAACTGGAAGCTCCTGACCCGTAACACCGTCCGTGCTGGCACTATGTTGAAGACCGCCGTGGACACTGCTTTCTCTACGCAGCCGACGGACCCCTTTTTCCTGATTCTTCTGCTTCACGGCTCTATGTCAACCGACTATCTGAATACACTGGCGGAAGACCTCAAAACTGCGCTGAACGGACGGGGGCTCCCCGCGACTGCCCGCCCTGGAACGCTGGATACGCTCTGTGCCGCTACCGCGGACCAGTTCAAGGAGAAGGTCTGTGTTATTGTCTGCCCAGATATCCAGCCCGGCTTCCAGTCGTTGCCGAATGTGAACACCTACCAGCAGTTTGCGAATGTCTATACAACCACGAACATGATGAACTACACGAACGTTCTTCAGACTCAGCCGAATACTGTTCTGTATGGCCCCGAAAGCATTGCCGCTCTCACGCAGGACACTGCTCAGCCGTGTGATGCCAGCGGTGCCGCACCCGGGTCCACTGTTCCGCCACCCCAGGGCGGTTTCTGTGTCGTTCAGCCCAGTACCGGTACTGGCATTCTGAGCACAACAAAGATGTATCCCAATCCGAATTCCTTCCAGGGTGCACTCCAGACAGGAGCCCAGTTTGTAGGGGCGAATCTGTTTGATACTACACCCGGCTTCTTGGATACCTATTTCTCTCCTGACCGTTTTGGAACGTATTCCTTCCGCCTGACACAGTAGGAAGGTTCTATAAAATGTCGGACCTGCCTGAATCTGTTGAGCGTCTCCTACTGGAGTGGCTCCGCGAATTTGACCTCCGTGATGCGATAGACCGATATCCGCCCCCACCTTCTCATTACGCCCACACACAGGCACTGTTAGGGGAGCTGCGGTCCCGATATCCGCCCACCTATGTCTTCCAGATACTGACGTATCACCGCGCCCATATCCAACTGGTCTTTCATCTTCCGGATTGCGACCCTGATCGAACCCAAACAGGACTCCAACTCCCGATATCCCATCTGGTTTCATGGCAACGCAGAATTAACCCACCCTTCCGACATCCCTTTCTGCGTATAATAGAATCTACATACGACCATTGACCCCAACAAGTAGGGATGGAGATCAACGCGCTGACGAAATTGATTCGCGCTGCCGCGGCTGAGGCCGCAGGCCACCAAGAGCGCTTCGCCGCGGCAGACACAGAAGCGCGCAAAATTGTCGACATCATGGAGACCTTTCTCCGTGTCAAGGGCCGTGTTGTCTACGGAGGTGCCGCTATTAATGCCCATATGCCCGCCGACCAGAAGTTCTATGACCCCGCGGTGAATCTGCCGGATTATGATTTTCTAACTCCCGACCCGCTCCAGGACTGTGCGGACCTGATTGTTAGTTTCCAGGAGGAGGGTTTCACGGACGTGGAAGCGAAGTTCGGCATCCATGAAGGGACCTACAAGGTGTTTGTTAACTATCGGGCAGCGGCAGACATAACCTATATGCCATCGGACCTGTATGGACGCCTTGCAGAGGATGCTGTTCTTATTGACGGAATCCGCTATGCCAGCCCCGATTATCTTCGGATGAACATGTACCTGGAGCTGTCGCGCCCAGCGGGAGATGTTAGTCGCTGGGAGAAGGTATACAAACGTCTGTTGCTCATGAATGAGGTTCATCCTCCGCGGGCGGGGCGATGTGTTGCAGACCCTCTGAGCTCACTGGGGCGCACTTCCGCAGCAACAGAGGCTGCAATCACGCTGTATGACAAGATTGTGGCCGCTGGGATTGGTGCAAACGCTGTCTTTCTGAGTGGTGCCTCTTATCTGGCATCCATTCCGTTAGACCCCGATGTGGAAGCCCCCGTTCTGATGTTAGCAGCCAATGTCGCAGTACTTCGCACGGTTCTCACAACTGCAGTACGTCTGAAGCACACGGCGTTCCCGGCTATTGGCGAGTTATTGCCGGCGCGTACTGAATATAACACAGCAAAAGGTCGTCTGGCCGCTGTTGTATTCGAAACGGTTTCCTGCCATGCTTACATAACTCTGGCTTCGCCTCCGGCGCCAGAAGGATACCGCTTAGCCTCTCTGGACCTGTTGATTCAGATGTATTATGCACTCTATTTTACAGGGAATCATGCATATATCCCTGTACGTCTCCAGTGTGTAGTTCAGTCGTTGATTGACATTGAATCTTCCCGGCGGCAGGAGGCTGCGGCCTCCGGTTCTGCAGGGAAAGCACACGATGTCTTCCCTCTGGACTGTATTGGATATCAACCGACACTTCCGGAACTCAAAAAGGCACACCGTCTCCGTGTGCAGGCGAAGCGGGCCGAGTTGGCAGGAGCTCTCCGAATTAGCTCTGGACTACGCCCGGGTCGTCGTACCACTCAACGCAGGAAGAAGTCCACGGGCAAGTAGTGCTGTTAGACAGGCGGCCAGACACTGAACGTCCGATGCAGAGCTGTGGAGTGTTGCTCCTGAAATATCATAGGGATGGCCGAAGAGCCACGTGTGGAGCTCATTGAGGCGGGGGGCCTTCCAACGGGTAGCCTTTTCATGACTGGAGGGCAGACGCAACAGGTCGCGTGTCCCCTCCATTGTACAGAACTCCTGGAGACGACCACTACCGGCAGGCGGCCAGAAGTCCCGGAGTCCGACACGGTGTGCCGCAGCACGGAGAACGGGTTTGTCAAATGCCAAGTTGTGTGCAACAACGACATTGGAAAGACGTAGCGCTGCCTGAAGTTCCTGAAGTCCTTCTAGCACGGAAGTTCCAGACCGCGCCTCTACTTCGCTGATGCCGTGAACAGCGGCAGCATCTGGATTCCAGGCCTCATCGGCTGGCAGGGTTAGACCAAGGTCGCGGACAGATTCCTGAGTTAGGGTGCGACCGTCGGAACCCAGTGTATAGGTGGCCCAGCTCAGTTGGAGAATGGCGGGCCAGTTGTTAGGCGTAGAGGGTGGTGCGTAGCGATTCTTAGGGAGACCATTGGTCTCCGTGTCAAGGAGGAGGATACGTGTCATCGTCGTGTTGCAACCCTAACACCAGGGCACTCAACCCCTGTCAGCTTTAGGTGCCCCGGGTGTGGCTGCGTTTATCCCTGGCATCGCGGAACAAAAATCGACTTCCCTGGTATACAGAATGCCCCGCCGCCAGTCCCGCCGTCAGGTTCGCAAGTCCCGCAAGTCCCAGAAGCAGAGCCGCAAGCAGCGCCAGAGCCGCAAGCAGCAGCAGAAGCAGAAGCAGCGCCAGTCCCGCCGCCAGCAGCAGAAGCAGCAGCAGGGCGGGTTCCGGTTCTTTTAAGAAAAGAACCGTTACTGACTACTTCCGTTGGAAGTAGGCTGTTCCGCTTTTTCTAAGCAGCAGCAGAACCTTTTCTGACTGCCAAAACACCCCCGTATCCCATCACCACCTAGGCCTTCTTTCCTGTGGAATAGCGAAATAGCGGACCCTTGACTGGCGCAACAGACTCTGGAAGCACAGCCCGCACTGGCGCAAATGACCGCCGATGTAGAGGATGAGCTCCCCAGGTCTGCAGCCCGGCCATGTGCGCCGCTGTACCGTATCCCATATTTCGGTCCATCCCATAACGTTCCGACAACAGCGGCTCTTCAGCTACTGTTGTCCGAACCCACTCATCGTGTGCCTCCTTTGCCAGGATAGATGCTGCTGCAATTGATAACACCGATGCATCCCCCTCAACAATCTTAATACCTGGCACTTCGCCCCCAGACTCCGGGTCCCGCCATGGCCGCCATGTGTCGCCATCGACAAGGATTCGTTGGAACGGGATACACTCCTCTTTCCAGATTGTATCCAGCGCCCGATGCATCGCGTTCATATCAGCCTGAAGTATATTCACTGCATCAATCTCCGTTGGCTCTGCCCAGGTGACTGCGGTTGCAATCGCCGAATCCTGAATGTAATCCCGCAGGACAGCACGTCGACGGGGAGTCAGTTTCTTCGAATCGGTTATTTGGCGGAGGACCGCCCCATTATCGAAATAGGCATCATCATCCGGTGCCATAACAACCGCGCCCACATACAGACGCCCCCAGAGCGAGCCCCTCCCCGCTTCATCCAAGCCCACCTCCACACATCCGTCGTTAATCCATGTACGTTTCATCTTCAGAAATCGCTGCCCACCTATAATGAGTCTACTGATACTGTCACTTTTACTGATACTGTTAGTCGGCATGGGCCTTCTGATGGGGCGCAAGACCATCCATGAAATGTTCGCGAATCCTTCTGTTGCATCAGCAACTGTTCAGGTGAGTCCTGCCCTGGCAAATCTTGTTAGTGGAACCCCGAAGGATCTGACGGGTCCGCCCGCGCAGCCGAATCCGCTGGCCCGTGAGCAGGAAGTCGTGGCAGCTGCTAATGCGGCCGGTACGGCCCCAAAGTGTCCTGCCTGTCCGGCGTGCCCGTCTTGTCCAACTTGTGAGAAGTGCGAGAAGTGCGAAGACATGAGCAAGTACATCCGCATGGATGAAGTGCCTTGCTGGAACTGTACGCTCCCATAATTTGTGCGTAAATCGCGTCCTCCAGTAAGGGAAGACACACAATGACATCACCGAAAGTAATTGGTGCGGCAATCCTGTTGTTCTTGGTCGCCGCAGCACTCTGGTATCAGGCAGGCATAGCAGAAGGCTTCAGCAATCCACCCACTCCTCCTGTAGCAGGCCGACCCTATGGTGCTGTAGGAGAGCTAGCCGATGACAATACCCGTGTTCCTGCGGACCTCAATAAGGCGCTGGTTATCAATCCGATTCCGAATAACACGATTTCTAATACGGAACAGCGTCCTACAGCCATTCCCGGTGCACCCAACGCTCCCCGCGAAGCACTAGCGACCCGAAAGGACCTGATGGAATTGGACAACAAAATATCCACCTGGCTGGCTGCCGCGAACCAGCTAGAAACAGCACATCCGGGTAGCCTAACACCGGAGCAGCGTCAGCGGCGTGTTATGCTTCAGGCCCGGCTGGGCGACATCCGCAATCAGCTGGGCACCTCTGTTATAACAGATACTTACAAGACAGTTGCCAATGAGATTTTGACCGTGCGTCGTGAGAATACTGGCTGGGGTCGTGCTCTGCCCTCTCTGGAGGCAGTTCACTCATTCGGCAAACATTCGGTGAATCAGGATGCCTTCCTGACACCTGACCAGTTCCGCGAATTCATGGGGCTCTTCCACGCTATTCTGAATGACTACCAGGGCCACACCCAGCCGAATCCTCTGGAGCGTGTGCGCCTCCAGCAGCTTCAGATCATTGCACAGGACCTGCGGCGCGAAACTCCACCACCGATTCGTGTTGCCACAGCACGTCTCTTCCTGGAGCAGGCCCAGCGACCAGACCAGCCCCTCCCGACACTGTTTGCTATTGTCCCTGGATTCCATGGTTCTGCTGCTGCTACAGCGCATACTACCCGTCCCGATGACATCATCCGCCAGCTCCAGGACATGCAGTGGCGCCTGACAGTAGTGTATGACCCTGCGGGCCAAGCCCTGAAGCGCTCTGTAGCAACCATGCTCCAGCGAATCCAGACGGAGGGTCTCTCCATGCCGCCTGCCGAAATGGAAGCCGCCCGCTCTGCTGTTGCGGGTCTCCAGAGCCACCTGGATGCCTATGACCCGGCGGACCTGATGGGCCGTGCCAAGACTCTCTGTTCGCAGGCTCAAGAGGCGTTCGGCCCCGCGGATGCCCGTGCGCTAGGTTGCCCGATTGCACCCATAACTACACAGTCGGAGGCAGAATCCACTCTCAACCTGGTATGCGACCGTATCCGCACCTCTGTTCCAACAGTGGACCCCCGGCAGTTCAACTGCCCGACACACCGTGTCTAATGAAACCCCTGCCCCCCTCAGAAATGGAAGCCGTTCAAGCTGCTGGAGCCGCACTGATTCTTATCCTTCTGTTTGCTATCTATGTCCGTTTCTTCCCGACGCCGGTCTCTTTCATATTTGGATATGGAAACGAAGAGCCGTTCACCGCCGCAACCATGGAAAAACCGGCCACTGGCACTCCCCGCCAGACAGCCTCTTCACATAATCTCTAAAATAGCCCCCTCCAACAGAGGAATAACACATGAACGTTGTCGCCAAAGGATATTTTGCCCTGGCCGCCGTTCTTGTCATTGGCTTTATCGTTGGCTGGATGGCCTCCACTGCCCGTCGTAATTCGGGTGTTCTTGCCGGTATGGAAACATTTGTAGATGTTCATGAATCCCGCTGCCGTGTCTGCGATTCTTCCTGGGACCACTGCAAGTGCCCGGCCGGCAATCCTGCGGATCGTACACAGTGCCCCCAGATTGATTGGTCGAAGTATGTGCTGAAGGCGTCGATTCCTCCTTGCCCCCCGATGCCCGACATGAGCCGCTACATGCTGAAGTCGGAGTGCCCCGCTCCTCCGGATATGTCAAAGTACATCCTGAAATCCGCGGTCCCCCCGTGCCCGCCGTGCATCTCTACTTGCAACAAGCCCTGCAAGATTGGTGAGTGCCCGCCGTGCCCTGTCCAGCGCTGCCCTGTTGTAACGTGCCCGCCTCCGACAACCTGCCCGCCCTGTGCTGCTGTGGAGCCCCCGCGGTGCCCGGAGCCGCAGGTGTCCTGCAAGGCCAAGTATGAGCCTGAGGAGCCCTGGATGGTGCGCCCTCTGCTCAGCAGCATTTCGAACATGTAAAATCCGAAAACCGCTGCGTTCAGTAGAACCAAATGGCCCGTACACAGAAACAGCGTGGAGGTCGTCGTCGTGCGACGCGTAAGGCGTCTAACTGGGCGAAGGCTGTTACGAAGGTGTATCGCCAGATGAAGCGGGAGGACTCTACGGTGCAGCTGGTGGATGCCATGAAGCGTGCCAGCGCTCTTCGGAAGGAGGGGAAGCTTTGAGCAAAGCCGGTGGCTCTCATTAAACATCAGACTAAATAGCCTCCTAGAATCTCTACTTATCCAGTCGCGGTGCGACTGCTAATCAGACAAACTAGAAATCCATTTAGTCGACACTTAATTGGAAAGCACTAGCTCAAAGCAACAGTACTTCGTAGAAGTGCTAGTGGCCATCATAAAACTACCGACCACTTTGACTCCTAGAATTTCAAATTAGCAGTCGTTGCACGACAGTTAATTTGACTAACTAGAAACCAAACTATCCGATACTTTATTGGATGGCGCTAGCGAAGCTCTAAATATACTTCCCGTCGACCACCTAAATAACAACTCTCCTATCCACGATAAATGTCTGCTTCTCCAGTTGCATTTATCACGGGTATAACCGGTCAGGATGGCTCTTATCTGGCTGAACTTCTGCTAGAGAAGGGCTACACGGTCTATGGTATCAAGCGTCGGCAGTCTACGATTCAGTCCAAGAATATTGAGCACATCAAGGACCGCCTCCATCTGTTCTATGGTGATATGACGGATATTGCCAGCATCATGGCTGCCTTGGGGACGATTAAGGCAAAACATGGGGATACATTTGCCACGAAACCTCTGGAAATCTACAATCTGGCGGCCCAGAGTCATGTTCAGGTCAGTTTCCAGGTACCGGTCTATACTGCACAGACGGATGCCATTGGTGTGCTCCATCTGCTGGAGGCGGTTCGTGTCTTGGGCCTAACAGCCAATACGCGAATCTATCAGGCATCCACGTCAGAGCTCTACGGCCTGGTACAGGAGATTCCCCAGCGTGAGACGACTCCATTCTATCCGCGCTCTCCGTATGCCTGTGCGAAGCTGTATGGATACTGGATTACCAAGAATTACCGTGAGTCCTATGGGTTTTATGCATGTAATGGGATTCTCTTCAACCATGAGAGCCCCCGTCGTGGTGAGAACTTCGTGACACGCAAAATTACAATTGGTGTCGCCAAGTATCTTCGGTCCGGTGAGGTTATTGAGTTGGGAAATATGAACGCGCTGCGCGACTGGGGGCATGCGCGTGATTATGTGGAGGGGATGTGGCGTATTCTCCAGCAGGAATCACCGGATGACTATGTCCTAGCAACCGGCAAGCAGTATAGTGTACGTCAGTTTGTGGATTCCGCGTTCGGTGCAGCTGGGCGTCGCATTGTGTGGCACGGGTCCGGTCCCGATGAGTATGGAACGGATGCGGACACGGGTGCAGTTGCAGTTCGTGTGAACCCCCGCTATTACCGTCCCGCGGAAGTGGAGACACTTCTGGGCGACCCGACGAAGGCGGTTTCCACCCTTGGATGGATACACCAGTATTCTTTTGAGGCGCTTGTAAAAGAAATGGTTGATGCGGATATCGCAGCACTAGAATAAGGGACAACACCATCCACAAAGATGGACACGCGCTTTTGGGGACCGGCCGGCTGGCAACTCATTCATAACATCGCCCAAGAGCCACAAACTACTACTAAACATAAAGCTGCCGTTGCCGATTGGTTTCGGCTTCTGCCCTATGCTCTACCCTGTAAATATTGCCGTGCCTCTTTGGCGGACTACCTGACGGCGCAGCCTCTTACGCCAAGTACGTTAGCTACGCCGGCAGCCTTCAGTCGCTGGACCTATGATATTCATAATCGTGTAAATGCCAAACTCCGTGGTCAGGGGCTTCTCCAAGCACCCGACCCCGCATGGCCCACGATTCGCGACCTCTATAAAAAGGAACACGCTACTCTCTGTCAAACCCCCGCGCCTCTTTTGGGATGGGACTTCCTTGTGTCGGTTGCCTACACCACACCCGGTGCCGATTACAAGCCATCTCCGATGCCGGACCTACCGGAAGACATTACTCCGGCAGAGCAGGCGACCTGGTGTCTGTCTGTAAGGAATCGCTACAATCTTCTTACGCGCGAGGAGCGGCTATCGGCGCTGGCCGCCTGGTGGCGTCGCGTCCCATCCATCCTGCCTTGCCCGGCGTGGCGTGCGGCCTGGGCGGCGGCCGTGCAGTCCGTGGGCGCTCCGCCCCTGCGTCGGGGCCGGGATGCGATGATGCGCTGGATGTGGGCCGTTGAGTCTGCCGTCTGTACGGGCCTGCGCTGCCCGACCCCCCATGCTTCGCGGGAGGCCCTCTGTAAGGCCGTGGGCCTCTATGAGTCGGGGTGTGGGTCCGCGGCTTCCCGTCGGACGAAGACGTGTCGGAAACTCCTACGGGGCCGGCGCCAAACACGCAAGCATCGAAGGACTTTGGTACGGGGTCGCTAGAGCCCCAACCCAGACCCGCATGCTCTGCTGCCAGAGCCGCGCGCCATGCGGCCTCCTCCGTTCCACCTGTCATCCGCACGGCAGCCCACGTCCACCGCGCTTTGTGCCCCTCCAGCTCTTCTGCAGGCGGCACAGATACTGTGCGCAGTGCCCCGTCCAACAGCAGGCTATACTTCATTAAGAAGGAATCAGCCCGATGTGTTAAAACCCCCGCCAAGAATAGAACGGACCATGACAAATGTCAAGCCTTTTTGGTTATTCGTTGCGGGCGTTGTCCTGTTATGTGTGTTCCTCATCGCGTTCTCCTTCCGTGGCCCGTGGCTGGGTCCGGGTGGCACGCGTCGTCCCTGGCTGGGTCCCGGTGGAGTCCGTATGCCCTGGCTGGGTCCCGGTGGCACCCGTTCGCTACTGGGTTCCTCCACCGACAACTATTCTCCGTACGAAACCTTCAGCGATAACCCCTCTACGTTATACATGATTGGTGTGGATTGGTGCCCTCATTGCAAGTCTGCGAAGCCCGGTTTCATGGGTCTGGGCTCTACAGCGACCATCGCCGGACAGCCCGTGTCCTTCCAGTATCTGGACGGGGAGAAGGACAAGGACCGCCTCCCTCCCTGTGAAGTAGGTGGCTATCCGACATTCTGTTTTCTCCACAAGGGAAAGGCCCATCGTTATCAGGGCCCCCGCTCTGCGGAAGGCTACACGAGCTTTGTGCAGAAGGTTCTGAGTGGCGACTCCGCCTAAAGGCCAACCAATCCCGTCCCGCCTGTCGGCCCTCTTCAAACATTGCAATCCGCCCCGCCACATCCAGTCCGAAATCCAAAACCCCCACAGTCCGATTATTAACAGCAATCCAGTTGCGCACAGGTGGCCCCGACACCCTTCTGCGCGCAACCTGATAAATTCGCCCCACGTAGCCGGAAAGCCCCACAATGGGTCCAGTTGCGACCGGTCCCCGTCCCATAGCTGCATCTGAGCAGACTACCACCAGCGTCCCCTCTTTATCCTGTACGGCTTCCCACGGAAACTGTTCGATGACTGCGCCATCACAGAATAATTCTCCTGACGCAGAGACCCACGGCGAATAGAACAGCGGGACTGCACACGATGCCCGCATCGCCTCTAAGAGTCTCATTCCGGGTGTTGTTTCTACAGAAAACACTTCTAGACACCCCTGTGTCAGATTCGTTGCCGTTACACAATACCGTATGCCGGGACGTGCGACTGCCAAGTCCGCAAAGGTCCAGTTCGAAATGCCAGGCTCCCAGGTGTCCAATATACGTCCCACATACTCCATCCAGGCTCTCCCTGAATTAACACCCCACACACGAAAGAAGTCCGCAACCATATCCTCTTCAATTGCGCCCAGGAGGCGCAAATCCAGTGTCTCTGCACATGTGCGCATCCAGCCGGTGGATGCACCTAGCGCTCCCAGTAGGGCACAGAGTGCTCCACCGGAGCAGCCCCACCATTCCCGTACGCCCGCAGCCAGCCCCTCATCAACCAGTGCAACCAGGACACCCACATGTCCAAGAACCCGCACACCGCCAGAGCTGAATGACACAACGCGCGGCTGCCAGAGCCCTGCCATTCCTCTTGATTGGACAGGGGAGATGCAACCACCGGTCTTAACGCCGGCAACCCTGTTTGAAGAGCAGCGTCGTCGGGACACTCTCAAGCTGGAGACTTATAATCGAATTCTGTCAGCTGTTCACGCGAAGATTCGCGCTTCATCGACGTTGCCCACGGCAACCCAGATGATAACGTTCGATGTCCCCGAGTGGCAGCCCGGCTGTCCATCGTTCGATGTCAAGGACTGTATTCTGTATGTTGTCTTTCAACTCCGGTCTAGTGGGTTCAAGGTCATCTATGCGAGTCCGAATCGACTGCTCATCTCTTGGAAGGAGCACTCCATTCAGTATTATCAGAATGAATCGCCAATACGTCAGGCGATGGTAGCGGCAGCAGCTAGCAGCAAACCAACGGGTGGTGCTGGAACATCCACCTCTTCCACGACAGCTGTGGCGCCTAAAAAGAAGGCATCGGACTATCGTGCACCACCTATCTCCAGTGGAGGAGGTGATAAAGTACTGGGGCTTTCTGAGCCATCATCCAGTGTGAGACGGGGAACTGCAACGACGATAACTTTTATCTAGCGCTATCGGACATGTTGGTTTCTAGTTAGTCTAATAAGCAATTACAGTGTGATTGGATAGCTACCGACCACTGTTTAACTTCCTAGAGCCACCGTTTTCCAGCATAGCGCATCCGCCGTCCGCCTATTCTGCTTCCACCCCCCTGCAGAACGGATGATCCTGCCGCCACGGCAAACCGCAGGAGTGTGTCAATTGCCAACAGAAGCAGGAGGCCGATAGCAACAAACAGGAAGAGTTCCGCAGTTCCCTGAAGGTGGGTCGGAGCTGTTAGACTTTCCAACTGCCGGGTCAGAACATCCAGCCGTTGGGAGAGCTCCGTCGGTACAGGTGCCAGAGAGGCGGCTGTCGTAGTCTGGAGCGGCACCGGAGGAGCAATCCATCCAGAGCCACCCGGAGAACGCTGGAAGGGTGCAATTGCCGGAGCTGCCACCTGCCGCCAGAGTGTCTGTTTGCCATCCACTGGAACTGCCCCGTCAGCGCGCAGACCCTGTGGTCCGGGCATCTGGGAACCTTCCAGGGTGAAAGCCTTTTGCCAATCATCTGCACCGCCCGTGTCGCCTGGGAGCGGAAACAGGTCATCCATCTTAACACCTCCGGCACCATCATCCGGCGGCATGGCAGGCGGTGGTCCAGCTAATACTTCACCATCTCCTCCAGGACCAGCTCCAGGAGCCCCCGGTAACCCCGCCGGAACTGTAAAGGCCTCTGTACTACCGAACCCAGAGCCCGCCCGCTGGTCTTTCGACCGTTTCGGCTTCTTATAGCGTTGGAGCGCCGGTGCGGGCGGATTCGGCGGCCCCGTAAACGCCTCCTCTAGCGCGCAAAAACTCATTTGTATGTTCCCCTACCCGGTTCGGGCATTTTCCGGAGCAACAACATATCACAGTCCACAAGAGAGCGCCCTGACAGCTATGTCTACAGTTTCACGGATTCTGTCATTTATACGGCAGCACGCCACCTTATTAACGGCACTCCTCTTTGGAGCGACTTTCCTGTGGGTTCTCAGCCGTCATCGGCCAATAGAGCCCTTTGCGGATATACCCGGTCCTGCGGGTATCTCTCTTAATCAGATTAGTACCCAGGCACTGGATTCCGCTCCTACGACATCGGAAGCTAAGCAGCATTACAAGACGCTTCTAGTGTTTGCCGCAGCCGATGTCCAACGTCAGGGAACGGATGGACTCCGCCTGTTGGCTGATTTCCGGAACCGTCTATTTGGCTCCAGGGACTTCCGTCCGGACTTGAGGGCGGAGGATTTCTTGGCAAACTGGCCTGACTGGGCAGTTCCACTAGATACAACGATTCAGGAACCTGTTCCACCGGCGGCAGATGCTGTAAATGCAGAGGTTCGCCTGTTAGCATTTCTCCAGAAGAACTTTCCGATGGAGGATAAGGTGGATGCACAGACGGGGTCGGTTATTCGTGGGATAATACAAGATTTTGGAGAGAGATTCGTGTTTGAGGCAGGGGAGCCAGTTGTTCTCCGGGACGACTTCTTGAGTGTTCCACTGTTGCGGGGATGGGTGAATCCGATTCAAGCGGCAGTCGGTCGCTAGTGAAGAGGATGGACCTAGAATCCGATTCAAGCGGCAGTCGGTCGCTAGTGAAGAGGATGGACCTAGAATCCGATTCAATCGACCATCGGTCGCTAGTGAAGAGGATGGACCTAGAATCCGATTCAATCGACCATCGGTCGCTAGTGAAGAGGATGGACCTAGAATCCGATTCAAGCGATCATCGGTCGATAATTCTGCCCGCGGCCGATAGAGAGATGCAGGCGCCGCCCCCGTCCCCCCTGCGGCCCCACTGGATTCCGTTTGAGCCCGCCTGGATTTTCGTAGGGGGCCTGACACTCCTAGCCGTTCTTCCCCATCAGGTGCCGCGTACCGGACGTCGTCTTCTGGCTTCCTGGGCCGGTCTAGCACTGGGAGTCGCTCTGGCAGCCTGGCTCTTCTTCTACGCCAAAACGCCTGTCCTGGCCACTGCTTTCCTGTTGTTCGTGGCAGCCGTTCATATCTTCAGCTACAACAAACAGATTGAAACCTTCTATGCTGCACCCATTCTGGTAAAGGATGCTGTACCCGCGAAGAAGCCCCGGTGGTTCCAAGAAGAAGTCCTCATGGAGGACCCGCATGGCATTCAGGAGCGCACAGAAGAAGGTGGGTTCCTAGTGGATGAAGTCGCGCCTGGAGGGCATCATTGGGAAGTGGAGTCTGTTATGGGGGAGCAGCCTGTAGCCATCCAAGAGCGGCCCGTTGCCCCGATGGATTCGTCCGACAATCCGTATGCAACGGGCGCTAGTCAGCGTCCCACTGCCTAAATACCACAACTCTGAAGGACAGCTAACAATGGCTGCTGCTCTAGCATCTAGTTTTCCTCTTTTCTCTGTTGGAGCCATGGTCTATGGGGCGGCCCGCGCCTACAATAACTTTCAAGATACGTCTTCTAGTCCGACAACCTATCTTGGCATAACAATGGGCGTTGTTGTGGCTCAGAGCAGCTGGGCCTTCATCCTTCCGACGGCAGCTTCTCCGAATGCCGCAGGTGTCGGTGTTGGTCTGCTGACACTTGCCGGTGCAACCCTGTATCAAGGCGCAGTGGTGTATGCTGCGATGAATGCTGGAGAGCAGATTGGTATTGCAGCACGCCCTGTGAAATTCGAAAATCGTGAACTCCGGTAAGGAATGTCGGTAGCAGCTCTTGGGCGCCAACCCCTGTTCCAGCTTCTAGCCGCGGTTATTGTGCTTCTGGTTGCCGATTGGCAGCCCCATTACGGCCTGGCTGCTGCAGCGACTTGGATAGCCTGGGTTGCCTGGTCCACACTTTCTCCTCCTACGAGCGTCCTTTTTGCCGCACCTAAATAAGGGATATGCCACAGAAAGGCGGCGCCGCCGCAGCTCTAGCAACTCAGTCCGGTGGTTTCCTGGGGACAGGGTGGTCCGATGCGCTACTGATGTCTATTCACGAAATTAACATGAACCCCTACGTTCTGGGCATAGCCTACATTCTCCTGAATCTGGGCGGTCGCTTTATGGTCCTCTCTGTTACTCCTGCACAAGAGGCCTTTCTTCAGAACATTGTGTTCCGACCTCTCCTCCTGTTCGCCATCATGTTCATCGGAACACGCAATATGATTGTTGCGTTCTGGCTGACACTCCTGGTTCTTTTCGTCCTCCATTATCTGCTGAATGAGAACTCCGGCTGGTATCTTCTCCGGGACTGGGGCTCTTTTGGAAAACCGGATTCCGCATAACACTCCTTCATATTATCTGGGTTCAAAGACCGACATGTCCGACATGTTGCTCTTTGAAAGATTCCTATGACTCCTTACACATTCAGATCCAGCGCCCCACCAACGGGGGTTGCAACTGGGCGCCTGGGCCGTCCCCGACGCCGCTCCGTTGCCGATGTTCCGCCGCTACCCACAGAGCCCGTATCATCTGCCAGCAGGTCCGCTAGAGGGTCCATTCCACCCCCTACACCGGCGCGCAGAACCGGCACTCCACGCGCTGATGGCGGAGGTGGTCCATCCGGGGTAAAGACCGAATCAGAGGGGACCGCGGGCATTGCAGAGGCTGCCTGCATAAGCCGCTCCGTCTCAAACGCCTTGAGAATGTCATCGACGCCCGTGGGACCGCGCATCTCCCGACGCACACGGGGAGCACCTGCAGCAGCAACATCCTCTGCCATCGCCGCCGCCATGTTAAACGGCGTGCGTCCAGAGCCTGCCGGGACCGTAGACGGCGGAGACGGGGGACGGGCCATTCCGACCCCCATCGGAGAAGGACCCGTGCCACCTCCCATACTAAAACCAGCACCGCCCATGGGCGCAGCCGGCATCTGACCAAACCCGCTGGCCATGTTCATGAACTGACCGACGCCGCCCATACGTGCAGCCATGCGCTGCGCAATCAGGCGCTGGAGCTCCGGGTCCTCATTCAGGAGGTCCGACATGCCCGGAATTCCTGACTGCTCCGCGGCGTTGTTCGTCAGATGGTACATGGTTGCCGAAACACCCAGCGTACCTACCAGGCGCATAACAGGATGCATCTTCGCGGAGTCCTTGTACAAGTCATATAGCTCCTCAAAGATATCATCGAAGTCGCCGATGTTGGTATGAACAGACTCTGACCAACCCTTGAGGCGCGGCTTCACAGGCAGCTTGTCCCGTACCTTCTTGTTCTCTGTTACCATCTCCAGACCGGATACAAAGGTCATCAGTGCGTTCCGCTGGAAGCGAATCGACGCCTCCAGACTCTTGGAGTCCGTACGGGCGTCGTGCTCCGTCTTGATTTCCTCCAGGGAGTTCTCCATTGTTACCGCCTTGCCGCCGACACCATCATTGTCCAGGCGACGGAGCTTTGTCAGAAGACGCTGCTTTTCGCGGCGCTCCTCATCGGCAGACAGGCGTGCCCCACCCCCTGCACCGCCATCCAGAGACTCTCCTGAAATCATGTCGATACCACCGCCACCAGAGGTACCCCCACCAAAGCCAGTGTTAATAGAGAACGGTGCAGGGTCTGCATCCCGCTGAATCTTGATGTCAGACACACCAGGTGCCGCGTCAATATCCATAATATCCAGGTCCGCCACCGGATCAATACGAATCTGAGGCGCCTCCGCCCGGGGAACACCACCACCACCACCCATTCCAAAGTTCACCTGCCGCCCAGGGGAAGCCGGAACCTTGCCAGTATTTGACAGCAACCCGATACCCAGGTCATCTCCCAGCTCCATGATGTCATCTCCGCCACTGCCCATTGGAATCTCTCCTGCGCGTCGGGCAAAAGACGCCAAGTCCGCAACAGAAGGCTTCGAGCCACCGGGTCCCTCTGCAAACGACACGTTCATTCTATTCGCTGCCACTGGTGCAGACCTTTAATTCCGCGCTGGACCGCAGACCCTCCTCTCAGACAACTGCATCTAGACACATCAGGAACGCATCTGCCAAATCATCCTTCTTTGCCTGTGCGGACCACCAGGTCAGATGCCCTACTCCAGCCGTTCCTGCCGCTGTCAGAGTTGCAGCCACCTTCGCGATACCCGCCGCCTTACGGTCCTTCTTAGTGTCTTTTCCTGCTGCGATACCGGCACCCCGTGTTTTAACCGCTGCATTCGCAAATTCAATGGACCCTGACCAAGCATGCTCCCGCTGGAGCCGATGGGATATCAAGGCAAACAACATCATCTGGACGGATTTCATGTGGGGTGCAAATTCAGAGGGCTGGTTCTCAATTCGCACGCGTCCTGCGGCGGCGATAGCTGGTAGCTCCGCGTCTAGTGCAGCCTCCATTCCAGACAGCACTGCCTGGAGCGACACACCCTTCGCCTTGGGCGCCTTGTACGGCATCATTCGGCGCGCGGACACCAGCTCAAGAAGGTCCGGTTTCTTGAGAGCCCGTGCGGTTGCTGACGTGTGGCCGGAAACATGGTCAACAACCCACGTACGGAGAGCGGCAACAGATGGAGAACCCTCCAGTTCAAAGGCTACTGCACTTCCCGTGCGTCCCTTTCCGACACAGCGTTTACAGCGAAGTCCGCCACCGACGGGCAGCTGCCAAGATGCCGGTCCTCCACAGCCGGCGAAACCACACCGGGTCTGGGACTGTGATTCTGCTCCGTCGGCTAATAGATTCAGATTCGCCCAACGACGCACAGCGACAAGACCGCCACTGGCATCGAATGTTGCAACACAGAAGGACAGGTTCTTGATACCCAGGTCAAATGAGCAGATGGTCTGAGTGGCAGCCATTGTTAGATAGTTCGCAGGGATGATATTCTTTAGATGACGAAAACTGACATTGTGAAACAGTATCAGTTCTCATCAATAATGAGTTTGCATCAAACGGGAATCGGACCCGTGCCACTTCCTTACAGAGTCGTGAAGACTTGGAAGGGAAGCATCCTACCACTAGACTATTGATGCCGAAGGCATCAAGAGAATAGTGAAACCGCCAAGGGCCCACTAGACTATTGATGCTGTTAGTCCCAGTGGGAATTGAACCCACGACTATCACCTACCTATGCATAGGAACGTGCCTATAAGAGTGATGCTCTAACCAACTGAGCTATGGGACTTGAAGAGTCCCATACGCAGAGTGGTCTGCCGCGCCGGCGGCTTTCCAACTGAGCTATGGGACTTGAATGCACCTTGTAGGTATTGATCCTACTACCTCCGCCTTATCAGAGCGATGCTCTACCATATGAGCTAAAGGTGCAGAAGACGCGATGGAAACTCCTTAGAAGTCTCCAAACGGCTGATAGCCCGCGCCAGTGCAGGAGGCGATACGCAGCCCCACACCACTTAGGACTCAGAAAGTTCGCCTTAGGTCCTGAACGCATTCAAATCGATCGGATGAACTGCCACCGCATCTCCGCGCAAATCTTCTGCCACACCTGGTCCTGCTGATACAGCTTCTCCCTCGACTTTAGCAGCTGGAAACACGGCAGAAACTCATCCATCTCCAGCAACTGACACATCTTGTAAAGCACATACGGATACGACAGGAAGTTCGACCGACCCTTCGGACAGTACTTGATGAACGCCGGCTGAATCTCCTTGAACATGTGCTGGAGCTTCTCCTCCATCTCCTTTGACAACGTCAGATTCGTCATCTGATTCTGAATCAAGTTCTTAATCTGCTGCACGTGGTCATACATCTTCGAGAACTTAAGTTTCTGGAGAATTTCCCGAATCTTCTCTGCCTTGATTTTCTTTGGATCCGAAATCCGCTGTTTCCGGAGCTCTGCCATAATCGCCTCAATAACATCCTGTGGAATATCCGTATTCTCCTTTGCCTGAAACTGTGCCAGCCACTCATTGAAGTGATTAATCTTCTTGTAAGCGAAGTATGTTATCTCTCGCGGCGGGTCCTTGTAGGATGGCTTCTCAGAATCAATCAGAATGAATTCCTCATAACCACAGGAAGGGCAACAGAGTGTTGCCTCTGTCTGAAAGAGTGTCATCTCAATGGCACATGCCGGGCAACACCCCCATCCTGGCTCAATTCCAGATCCAGGAAGCACTCCACTTTTGATGGAGTCCGGGTCCACAACTGCAAGATACTTCTCAAGCATTTTATCACGATTCAGACCGTCTTTTGAATCAATATTGGAGGCACATACTGAGGAAGCAGAAATACCGGCCCCTCCTACGGGCTTCGAAGAGGGGGTCTGTACAGGCGGTTTCGCAAAATAACTAAGCACTGAGTTTGTTAGCATAGTAGGTGCACGAATTGCCACCGGTTCCATTCGGAGAGACCCCTTTGCGAGACCCTCCTGGGCATCATAATACTGAAACAGTAAATCCCCAACATCCAGAAAATAGTCCAGTCGACCCCGATCCGATTTGATGTCAGATATTTTCTTCCTGAGTCCCTCCACCTGGTCGCTCAGAACGCGCCAATCATCACTGAAGAGCACCACCTTCTCCAACCGCTCTTCAAGAGTAGCCAAATTCATTTCCAGAGTCTCAAGTGAACTAGATTCCAATTCAAATCCGCGCATTTTCTGTTGGTGATGAGCCTCCAGAGTGGTGGGCTTGGAAACAACCTCTTTTTTCTCAGAAACATAATCCCGCATTAATACATGATTTAATCCAGTAGACATTCTTAGAAAAACCAGTCAGATTGTTCTTTAGCACCGGGAAGCGCGGCCAACGGTGGCTGCGTAAATCCTCCGGATCCGGCCAAATTATTTTGGGAACCCTAGGTATAACAAATGACGGGTGGTGGTCTCATGCAGCTCGTTGCCTATGGCGCGCAGGACGTTTACCTGACGGCGAACCCGCAGGTTACTTTCTTCAAGCAGCTCTATCGTCGCCACTCCAACTTCTCTATGGAGGCGATTGAGCAGACCTTTAACGGTGTTGCTAACTTCGGTAAGCGTGTTACCTGCACGATCTCGCGCAACGGCGACCTCATCCACCGCATCTACCTGCAGGCCACCCTGCCCCAGGTTGAGCTGGCGGCGGCCGATGGCTCCGGTGCCCAGTTCCGCTGGCTCAACTGGGTTGGCCACAACCTGATCCGCAACGTTGAGGTTGAGATCGGTGGCCAGCGCATCGACAAGCACTACGGTGACTGGCTCCACATCTGGAACGAGCTGACCCGCCCCGCGGGCAAGCAGGCCGGTTACGCGGAGATGGTGGGCAATGTCCCCGAGCTGGTCAACCTCCTGACCCAGCAGGCCGACGGCGGTTGCGACGATGACTGCGCGGGCGGTGAGCCCCACGCGGCCAACGAGGCCCGCTCTTGCGCGCCCGAGTACACGCTGTACATCCCCCTGCAGTTCTGGTTCAACCGCCACACCGGTCTGGCCCTGCCCCTGATCGCCCTCCAGTACCACGAGGTGAAGATCAACCTGGAGCTGAACGACCTCTCCAACCTGTGCTGGACCAACGTGTCCGCCATCTCTTCCCGCGTTGCCGCCGCCGGTCTGCAGTCCGCGTCTCTGTACGTTGACTACATCTACCTGGACACGGAGGAGCGCCGCCGCTTCGCCCAGGTCGCCCACGAGTACCTGATCGAGCAGCTGCAGTTCACGGGTGATGAGTCGGTCACCTCTTCTGCCAACAAGATCAAGATGTCCTTCAACCACCCCTGCAAGGAGCTCATCTGGGTTGTCCAGCGTGATTCCTTCGTGGCGTGCGATGGCTCCATGGACCCCTGGAAGGGCCAGCAGCCCTTCAACTACTCCGACTGGTTCGACCGCGCGGTTCTCGAGTCCGGCTACTCCGTCTCCATGGTGGAGGGCCTGGCCGGCAAGAACCCCACGGTGACGGCCAAGGTGCAGCTGAACGGCCACGACCGTTTCACGGAGCGTGAGGGCAAGTACTTCAACTTGGTGCAGCCCTTCCAGCACCACACCAACATCCCCGCGGTTGGTATCAACGTCTATTCCTTCGCCCTGAACCCCGAGGACCACCAGCCCTCTGGCTCGTGCAACATGTCGCGTATCGATAACGCCACGCTCCTGCTGACGCTGTCGCCCAACACGGTCGGCAACTCCAAGACGGCCAAGGTGCGCATCTACGCGGTGAACTACAACGTCCTGCGTATCATGTCAGGGATGGGTGGATTGGCTTACTCCAACTAAGAATCTGGGTACATCCCGAATTCCCCGGCTCCATAAAAACCCCACACTCATTCGTTCAGACCATCATCTTAATATGATGACTTGAACAAAGTTGACACATGACAGATACTCCATGTACTCTACATAATCTGGGTACAATGACAACCCCCACTCTAACCTGCAAGGCAATTATCCATCATTGACTGAAACTTGACCCCCCCCGCCCTCCTCTATCCCACCCCGCACGATGTCCTCTCCTATCCCAACCCCCGCCGATTTCGACGCCGCCTCTGCTGCCTGGCACGCCAACAAAATCCGCCGGGGTCCCCGCCTCTATTATCGCTGTACGGCCACACAGCGCAATGGCGCCCCCTGCAGTCGTGTCGCCAATACAGCCATTCTGGACCGTAATCCGACGGCACCCCATCTCTGTACGCAGCACTCTCATACAGTAGGTTGCTCCAAAACCGCAACAGCGGACCCCTCCCGCTCTGCCAGCAACTGACCCAGTGCAAAGGCGCGTTTCTCCATCCACGTATCGCCGATATCCAGTTTCCGTGTTAGATACTTCCACCGCCATTCAAAGCGCAGAGCATCCCGCTCATCGACGAAGCCTCCCACCAGATATCGCCGCCGCCAGACTCCGCCCCGGGTTGCCCGTGCTCCGCCTGCTATCTCTCCGTTATGCTGGCGAAGGCGTCGATTCGGGTCCACTGTTGCTCCAACGTATGTGCGCCTACCATCTGCACGTTCAAGCATGTAGCAGAACCAAGACTTCCCCACAGCGACTGTACCTGATACATCCATACCACGTCTCTACTCTAGTCACTGACAACCCCTGCCCCCGTTAAGGATGACATCGCCATGCGATATATACGCAACACCAACACTGACATGGCCAAAACAACAATTTCCTGGCGATCACCCGTCGGTTAGTCGTATGAACCAAGGAGAACGTCTGGCCGCCAAGCGCGCCTGGAACTATTTTGAACAGGTGGAGTCAATTGATGCTGCAACACGGATTCGTATTGGACTCTCTGGTGGTGTCATTAACCCTCCGCCTCCAGGAACATGGGTGTCCTTCAATGGCGAAGGTCAGCGTGCACTCTATGAGAAGGGGCGCCGCTATCATATCATCATCTGCCCGACATATAATTGGATACCTCAGAGGGATTTGCCTCTACCGATAGCCCCCGTGAGCACTGTTACACCATCCGAATGCCCGTGTATTGGCGATGGTTGTACTCCTGACCTGGGTCCACTCACGCGGGCACTACCGCAAATGCCTGAGCAGCCACTGGAGACCAGCCCGGCACAACCCCGTTCTGCAACTCTCATCCGCCAAGGAATTGCACCTCCTGGATCTCCTGGGCAATATGGTCAGATTAACATTATCGATAACACACCGACTACGCCGCTGTCAGCATCATCTCCTACATCGACTGGAAGTCCTCAAACTCCAGGTACTCCACTGTCGATTAAGGAACCGGCTCCTAGGTTGGAGGTATCAGAACTGACCCTACAAACGGCAACACCACCTTCTGAGATACAGGCACCTGTTTTAGAAGTGACAGAGACAACTTCATCAAAGGCGTAAGGTGTGTGAGTAATCTCAGCTACCAAAAGGGTGGCTCTGACTTGACTGCTTAGAAAGCACTCAAGTCTCAGCTACCCAAAGGGTGGCTCTGATTTCAGCATCTTTGATGCTGAAATCTCAGCTACCGGAATCGAACCAGTGACCCAGGGAACTCCAATTAGTATAACAAACGATACTACAGTCCCTTGCTCTCCCAACTGAGCTAAGCTGAGTAAACTCAGCTCACGCACACGGCCTGCTAGCGCAGACCGGAACTAAGCTGAGTATGTCCTTGCGGACATTGCTCCAACGCGGAATTGAACCGCGGACCTTCTGTTTACAAGACAGACGCTCTACCACTGAGCTATTGGGGCTTTTGGGGCTAGTATTCAGATATGAAAGGCATATCCGAACGAAGAATATTGAGCGGTGCCAGGACCATGTCCACCAGAGAGGTACGGTGCCACCTCCCACCAGGGCTCCAGGAAGTTTCAGAACCCTCCAAACGCATTTATAGACTCTCCACGACAGCGTGTGTCCACATCCGTGCCGGATATGCCCACTGGAGCAGCAACACCGTATCCACTACTTGAAGGCCTGCCGGCAATACCGAATACTCCTTCCATGCGAATTCAAATGGCTCCGACCCATCCGGACGCCAAATCCAGAAGCCCCAGTCGCCCTGGAAGCTAGGAATTCCCACCCGATAGAAGCCTTCCGGACGCAACCCCGCCTCTTGGAGACCCGACTCCCGCCAAATCCGCTGAAACCCCTCACCAACTCGACCCGCAACGGGACGCACCGGCCCACAGTGTGAAACCAGACCACCCCACGGCTCCAAATGGTCGCGAAGCGTTGCAAAGAACTCCGCCGAATACAGCCACCCCGTCTCCCCATCCGGGTCCGGCAGGTCCAGCACAATAACATCGAACGTCCCCAATACCGGAAGAACTGCTGCGATGTCATCGCTATGGAATTGCACCCTGTTATCCCCCAGCACATTGATTCCCTCCCAACCCAGATGCTCCTGACAGAGGGATACCAGCTCCAGGTCGATGTCCACCCACACTACCTGTGCCGGATTCCAGCGCAGCACTTCCCGCACGGTCGCCCCTTCTCCGCCGCCCACTACTAGCACACGAAGCCCACTTGCTGCACGCCCGGCTGCCACAACACCCGCCATAACAGGATGAATAAGCGATTCATGATAAATCCTCTCATCAGCGGATGCTGACTGGAGCTCTCCGTCCAGAAACAACATCCGCCCGTATTCATTGGAATCCACGATTTCAACGGCCTGATGGGCCGTCCGCCCCGACCAAATGCGTCGGGCTACACGATAGGTCGTCACCGCATCTGATTCGGACTGCTCTGTTATGGTGTCGTTCTCTACAGACATCGTCCACTACGCAGAACTGTGTGGCCATCCCTTTATGTCTGCCCTTGTCAGAGACCCGCCATGTCGTTGCGCGACACACGTGTTTCAAATA